GCTTATTTAGATATTACACCCGAGCCGAAAAAAGAAGGCGAAAAGCCTATTAAGCTTTTAAAAGCAGTAGATTGGGAATTATTCGAGGGAAGCGTTGTTGCGATTCCTGCGGATCATACAGCCCAAATGAAGTCACTTGATAGTTTCACTGAGCAAGAGCGAAGAGCTTTTGAAGCTCAGTTTAATGATGTGGTTGTTTATAAAGAAGTTAGTGATGAGACAGAAATTAAATCTGATCTTATATTAGATGAAAAAAATTTAGAATTAAGTGCTGAAATAGCACAGCAAACTAAAAAGGAGATTACTAAAATGGACCCAATTGAACAGGCCAAAAAAGATGCTGAACTTGCTGCTGCTAAAGCAAAAGAAGAAGCAGAAAAATCAAAAGCTGAAGCTGTTGCCCTTGCTGTAAAAGAAGAGCAAGAGCGCGGTTTTGAAATCAGAAAATTAGCTAAGTTAGCAAAACTCGGTGACGATGTTGCTGATAAATTAATTTCTGAGCGTAAGTCTCTTGCAGACGCGCAAAAAGAAATCATGAATTTGTGGTCTTTAGAAAATAAAGCGCCTATTCAATCTGCTAACAGCGCTGTGACAGTGACTCGTGATGCACGAGAAACTTTCCGCGAAGCAGTTGCAGAAGCTATCTTGCATAGAGCTGTTCCTAGTGAAAACAAAATGACAGAAAAAAGCCGCAACTTTGTTGGCTTTTCTCTTAAAGAACTTGCTCGTGAATCACTTCGCGCCCAAGGAATTGAGTCCGGTGGCTTAAGCCCACTTGCTCTTGTAGAAAAAGCTATGATGAGCACTTCTGATCTACCTTACATCCTCGCTGATGTAATGAACAAACAGCTCAGAAAGTCTTATGAAGAAAGCCCTAAAACTTTCCCAGCTTGGGCTAAAAAAGGAAGCGCTTCAGACTTTAAAGAAGTGAAGAGAATTCAAGCTAGCGGATTTCCTAGCTTCAAAAAAGTTCTTGAGCATGGTGAATTTAAGCACATGTCTGTAACTGAAAGCCAAGAAAAATATGCGCTTTCAACTTACGGTGGTATCATTGGATTTACTCGTCAAATGATCATCAACGATGATCTTAACGCGATTTCAAAAATTGCATCAGGCGCGGGCGCTGCAGCGGCAGCTCTTGAAAGCGATACAGTTTACGGAATTCTAACAGCCAACGCAGCGTTAAATGATGGTATTGCGCTTTTCCACGCATCACACAGTAACTTAACAGGAACAGGAACAGTTATTTCTGTTGCTTCTTTAGGTATTGCTAAAGCGTTGATGAGAAAACAAACAGGTCTTGAAGGTCGAATTCTTAATTTGACCCCAAAGATTTTGATTGTTCCTGCGGCTCTTGAAACTATTGCTCAGCAATATATCAATCAAGGAATTGTTCCAGACGCTCCTGCGAACACTAACCCGTTTCAAAATCAAATGTCATTAGTAGTTGAGCCACGCTTAGACGCTTCTAGCGCTACAGCTTGGTACTTAGCGGCTATGAATTCTTTGATCGACACAGTTGAGTACGCTTACCTCGATGGTAACGAAGGCGTTTATACAGAAACTCAAATGGGTTACGAAATCGACGGTGTTCAAATTAAAGCACGTCACGACTTCGCAGCGAAAGCTATCGATTTCCGTGGTCTTTATAAGAACAACGGAGCTTAATAATTAGATAAAAAAACTTGGGAGCTATTTCTAGCTCCCAAGTTTTTAAACGAAAGGGATAAAAGAAAATGAAAAATTTCATTCAAGAAGGAAAAGTTTTAGAACTTGCGGCTCCTTATGATGTCGTTAGCGGAGCAGGCGCTCTTATCGGCTCAATCTTTGGTGTTGCTACAAGTACTTTACTAAGTGGTGTCACTGGAAACTTTGGCGTTGAAGGCGTTTTTGAATTGGCTAAAGCTGATTCTCAAGCTTGGACTGTCGGAGCTAAAATCTACTGGGATAATACAGCTAAAAACTGTACTACAACTTCTTCAGGTAACACTCTAATCGGTGTTGCGACTGAAGCCGTTGCGGTAACTGCTGGGTTAATTCTCGGAAAAGTTAAATTGGGCATTGTAGCTTAATAGAAAATTAGAATTAATTTGGGACTTCGAGGGCTGGTATCTCGAGTCCCAATTTTTGTTTTATGAGTTGGGAAGATAAAACCGAGAAGGTCTTAGATATATGCATGAACACATTCGGTGTCGATACCGATGGGCTGTTCACCTATGTCCCAAAGTCAGGAACAAGTTTTGACATTCGCGGTATTTTCGACAACGAATATCAAGCGGTAGATCCAAACACCCAAGCGGTTGTCTCAAGTCTGGTGCCGAATATAGGTATTAAACTTTCCGACCTTCCACAATCCCCACAGAATGGCGATATGGTTATTGTGAAAGATCAGAAATATAGAATATCTGAAATGCAAAAAGATGTTCACGGGGGTGCGAGATTATTCTTGCATAAAGTATGAGCGGCGATATTTTGCACCCAAGAAAAGAAATCAGAGACGCAGTTTTTGACATTCTTAAAGAGCGTGTCAGCGGGATCAAGAGTTTTTCCAAAAACAGGTTTAGATCATTTTGGGAAGATTCAGACCTTCCCGCACTTGGGGTATATACTCTTCAAGAATCTAGCGAAGTTTTCGACGAAGCCCCAAGAAGCCTAAAAAGGATTTTAACTTTGGTGGTTGAAATCGTTGTGCAGGCCGACGAAAAATTAGACGATCTTTTAGATCAACTATCTCTAGCAGTTGAAAATGCGATACATGTGGATGAGACTTTAAGATGTAAGGCTAGTGACTGCAGACTTGTAGGCACTGATCTTATGCAAAAAACCGAAGGCGATACGCTTACGGGTTCTGCGCTTTTAAGTTTTGAGGTCAAGTATTTTGCAGATGCTCCGTCGCAACAGGTTTTAAATAACTACAACGGAGCCGATTTTACCATCGCAGTTGGTGACGCCAACACTGTAGATCTTGAGGGAGCGGCTGATGTCAACCCGCTATAGGAGTTTATGAAGTATGGAAAAAGTTTATGTAAAACCCGCACCGGGATTAAAAATAAGGGACGACAAGACAAAGCAGTTCCTTCCGGAAGTCGGGAAAGTAGTAGAGATGACAAGCTATTGGGTGCGACGCCTTCAATGCGGGGATGTGCTGCTTGTCGAAAATGTAAAAATAGAAAAAGCTCCGGAAGCTAAATTTTCGGATCCAAAAAAAGCTAAGATGAAAGAGGGAGATGAATAGTTATGCCTATCTCGTTTACAGAAATACCAAGTAATATAAGGGTGCCGTTGTTCTACGCGGAGTTTGATAACTCGAGAGCTGTTCAAGGTCTCGCCCTTCAAGTTTACAAAGCACTTATGATTGGTCAGAAAACTTCAGCGGGCTCTGCCACAGTTGAAGTGCCTGTTCTTGTTACAAGTGCCGATCAAGCAAAAAGTCTTTTCGGCGTGGGCTCAATGCTTCACCGAATGTTTGTTAAATGGTTTAAAAATAACAAGACCACAGAAATTTGGTGTATTCCTGTTGCAGATAACGGCGCAGGTGTTGCAGCAACGGGCACATTGACTACAACTGGGACTGCTACCGCAGCGGGCACCCTTTCTGTTTATGTCGGTGGCCAATTAGTACAAGTCGCTGTTGCAAGTGGTGACGTTCAAGACACAATTGCCGCTTCTATAAATGCAGCGATAAACGCAGCTACAGATTTACCTGTAACAAGCGGTGTATCTACAAACGTTGTGACTTTAACTGCAAAGAACAAAGGCACAAACGGAAACAAGATTGATATTCGCCTTAACTACCAAAGCGATGAAGCAACCCCAGCCGGTGTTTCTGTCGCGGTTGTTGCTATGGCAAGTGGTGCGACTAACCCTGTTTTAACTAACTTAATTTCTGCTATGGGCGATGAGCAGTATCACTTAATCGTGAACCCTTTTGTAGATGCGACTTCTTTATCAGCTCTTGAAGCTGAGCTTTTAGATCGATGGGGAGCTATCAGACAAATCGAAGGCGTTATGATCGCAGCGGCGTCTGATACTGTGGGCACGCTTACTACTCTTGGAAATTCTAGAAACTCTAAACATTCTTGTATTTTCTCTGCGTATAAATTCCCAAC